TTAGTAGTTCCCTCTATCTCCACGCATCTGTCTGCTGACATGGAAGGTTTACCTACACCTACAGGCTACAGTGTTGAAACGATAGAGGCTTTTAATACTGCAGCATGTCGTGAGTTAAAAGAAGAGATTGGTATAACGGCCGAAAGTATATATGAAATTTCACCAAATGCTGGTTTCGCTACATCTCGTACATTCGTATGTGATAAGTGGAGTGGTTCTCCTAAAGTAGACGGCAAAGAGTTCAAAGCCTACAAGTGGTTTGACATTGAAGACATACCATGGGACAATCTGCGACCTTGTTGCAAAGAGCCGCTACAACAATTCGCCATGAAACAACTTAAGAAATCTAGTAAGTTAAAAGACATGGTGTTGTTAGAAGAACTTGAAAAAAATATCATAAGAACCGGTCAAGTGGCGGACGCTGTACACGACTCCACGCATGGAGATGCCCTAAGACTCGTTGGTAACGGTACGTTTAGAATGCTGCGTAATGCTGTCAAGGATATGACCGATGAAGACTTACGAGAAATGAAAATTGACTCGTATACATTGCATATCCGTAAGCATGTCAACGACATATACTCAGGACGTATAATCGATGGACACAAACAGATACATCAATTCACCAACAAGTCTCTTCCTGCTGTGGCTGCAGAATTAATGTCAGTGTTTGAATGGTATCTCCCTGAAGACGAGAAAGAGCTGGAGATAGTTGACGATTTAGAAGATGCCGACATTGAAGGTGGATTGAGCACTCTTGTTGATAATTACAAGAAGCATAATTTGGCCAATATTTACACTGAGATGCAGAACATTCGACAAGAGATTCGTGGTAGCCATGCGGTAGATTTGCAGCAAGTTGAAAAGAAGATAATGGGGCTTTTTGACAAACTAGAGCAAACTCTACACACGGTCGTCGACAAGCACAATAAACTAACCAATGATGCTGGACACGAGATTGATGTTATACATAATAAACTCGTCGAATTACAGAGCAAAATAGATGAGTTAGGTAGAACACCTACATCTGTTGAAGCATACTCTTCAAAACCATCCAATCACAATGCTGTACATGGAGATGGTTACATGTATTTATCGAAGCCTCAAATCGAAGTAGATCCATGTGGTAAGATGCGCATAATGTTTAAATCTGATTGGAGTTCTTTAGATCGCTCAAACTTCTTAGGCGATATGAAGGTGAAAATACTAAAGAAGAGTAAATAATGAACCCAAACCTTGAACTACAGAGATTGCGACAGTCACTCTTAGCACAAGGTCGCAGTGATGATAGAGTTGATGAACTGTGCGCTATGGCAGCTGAAGATATTAACGATGCTATTTTAGAGATTGTCTCTGATGCCGTTGATGAAGTACGATCACTGGGGTTAGAGCGCGGTGCAGACGAGTTGATTGAGAACATGACTGTGCAACAAGTTGGAGATAGTTTTCAAATCTCCACGCAAGACGGTAGATTGAATTTTTCTGAACCACCGTTTCCAATGTTGCCGAAATTGTTATCTGGACCAAAGGCAAAAGTCTCTAAGCGCACTGGAGAAACATACAACGTGGTTCCAATAGATCAGGACCGCAAACCTACGAAGCGATCATTGGATTTGGTAGATGCAACGCAACACAAAGCAAATGCACTACACCACGCACGCAACGCTGTCAGCGACACAACTAAGTTTGATGCAATGGCAGCAGCTAGGGCATATGCAGAGCAGATGACTGGTGTAAAGGTAAAAAGAGATGTAGCACCGCCATCGGGTAATATTGCCTTTAGGACAGCATCATCGTCACAGAATGCTGGTCAAAAATGGGTACGCCCAGCCAAAGAACTTGATATGACTGGGATTGTTACAGATATGAACGCGAGGATTGAGATGCAGATAACTCACCGCGTACAACAGATAATCAGTAGTTACGGAGGATAATGTGACTGACGGATTTGTACTAGCACAAGTCGCATTGCAAAAAGTAATACAAGCTGGTCTTGAAGAACTCAAGCAAGATCGAAGTGCATTTAATACTATATTCCGGTATTACACCGATTCACCCATAAGTGCTGATTACGGTACAGAATACGTAAGTAACATTTGGTCATGGTTCTCTACCAAGCGTATTCCTGTAGTGCAAGCATGGGGATTCAATACGGCACGTGTTCCCAGTGTTAGTCTACATTTGGCTATGGAACAAGAAGACGAAAGTAAGGCGGCTGTTGGTGATCACTTTGGCGTGTCGGAAGATGATTATGATGTCAGTACCGGAGTTTTTAATGTAAACGTCGATATTGGTCTACATACATCTAAAGAGGGCGATGAAGTGCTCTGGATGTATTACATTATCAACTATATATTATTTAAGCAAAAACGATTAGCCGAGGCATTGGGCTTAAGGTTACAAACTTTTTCAGCCTCCGATTACAATAAAGAATCTAAGTACATGGCTGATAATATCTGGACACGATGGTTGCGCTATCGCTGTACTGTCGAAAATACTTGGGACGATCAGGCACATGTTGAGTTTGATGATGTTGCATTGGATTTAGATGTACAGAGCAATCTGGAAACCGGTGACGACAATATTCAGGACCATACACGTACAACTATAGGTGATTAAACATGGCAAAAAAGAAAACAGCTGAAGAGAAAAAATTAGCTAAACAAATCAAAGACATGGAGCGTAAGAAAAAAGAAGAAGCCTTGATGAAGCAAGAAGAGCAGGCTCCAGTATCACAAGAACCCAAACCGATTAAATTTAAGACTTGGTACACAAAAGTACAAATGCAACTTAAATTACCACTTTGGGAACGTGATATCGTATGGGCAGATATGCAGGCACGCGGGTTAAAAGAAGAAGAATTAGCCGAGCGATATGTCGAAGCATTAGCACTTTATGGATACAAACTATAAGCTTAGTTGATCAATTGCTTTCAACTAAGTATTAGTGATATAATTGAAAACAAGGGTATTAATGATATAATGGATTAATTCCGCCCTATAAGACCATTCACACGAAGGCATACTTGAAGGAGAAGATACAATGGCCATACGCGTAAGCTTTAATGGTGCTACTATTTACAAACCCGGTGCTTACTCCAAGCAATCAATCGATTTGGGTGCAGGATTTCCAATAGGTCCTTCTGGTCTAATCGCGATTTTCGGAGAAGCTGATGCCGGTGCACCAGGCTCTGATGAAGTAAATATAGCCGACAACCGATACACAGGTAGTCAACTAATTGCTTTGAGAGACAAATACAAATCAGGTCCAATCGTAGATGCAGCAAATTTCTTATTTGCCCCTGCTTCTGATGCGGCAATACCATCGGGCGCACAAACTGTTTGGGTATACAAAACCAACGCATCCACAAGAGCGGAACATGCACTGTCAGACTCTGGTGGAGAATATCAAAATAAGGTTATAGCAGCTCGCGAATACGGATTAGGTGGCAACCGTATGACGGCTGAGTGTACATTGACGGCAGAAACAGCTCCAACCGTAACCGGTGTAGCTTTTGATGAAGGCGCAGCAATTGCCGCTTCTGATAAGTTTACAGTACAGGTCAATGGTGGATCACAGTACGAATTTACAGCAAATGGTGCTCCATATGCAGACAATGCTGCACTAGCAACTGCAATCGCACTTGGAACAAACTGGACTGGCGGAGTTGGACCGGTTGGTTTTACATGTACTGTTGGTGGCGTTAACAGTGCGTCAACACTTACAATTGCGCCAACAGCGGACGCAACCAACTACAGGAATGGTTACGGTAGGAACTTTGAGATTTCTGAAAGTACATCTGGACATGCTATTAAGTTTGGTCTCACAGTAGGACAAACACTTGCTAGCGTTGAGCCATCTTGCTCTATTACACTAAAGCAAACTCGCGACAGCGTCGAAGAAGAAGATACTTCGCTCGGTGGCAACATTGTTTTAAAGATTGGTAGTACAGCAACTGTACCAACAGTCACAATCGATGCAAACAACATCCTGTTGAAGGAAAACGGATCAACTGTAAAGACTTTTATTAAGTCAGAATACAATGCATTAAGCGAAGTCGCTACTGAGATAAATCTTATGAGTGGCTGGTATGCAGCAGTTGGTAGCTCAGCATACAACCAATTGAGTTCAGAAGTTCTAGATCAAGTTACTGACCTTGGCTGTTTGATCGATGATAGTTCTACGCCTGTTTACTCTGCGCTTATCAAAAAAGACGCGTACGAAGTATCGGAATTCTTTGAACTCTCTAGTTTAGCTGAAATCGGAACTACTGGTTTTACACAATTAGATCCTGTTACTGGTCTTCCAGAAACTTTTGCGGAAACACAGTTGATTGGT